GGCAAAAAGATCGAAACAGGCGATGACGAGTACGACGGCAACTTAGCAAACGAATATGCAAGCGATGTATGGGATGTGTATTCTTGGATTGAAGCAAGAACAAGCGGATTTCAAGGTATAGATCCAAAGTTTCAGGAAGCAATCGATGCTATGATGGCATTGCGTAAAGAAGCAAAGAAATTAGAAACTCAACCAGGCTCAGGCAAAAATGCACGTTTTGGTAATCAAATAGTAAACACATTATATCCTGTAATGCAGTATATAGATGCACACGACTTTGATAAAAAAGAAGACGACGACACAATGGATGTCAAAATGACACCAGATGGCGGCATTGAAAAGGCAGACGCAAAAGAACAAAAGACACCATTAGGCGAGTTCATACTATCATACTATGACAGAGAAACAGGCGTGTTCCCTAAAGGCGAAACAGCAATACTTACTATGGTTGAAAAAGATTACGGCGAGCAGTTCATAGAACCTGCTAAGGCCTTTATTGAATCAGTTCATCAGACATTTGAAGCCTTTCAAATGGCAAAACCATCAATTGAAGATTCTGATGAATACAGCAGAATGAGAGAGCTAGCTGGCCTTAGATAATGCAAAAAGTTTGGATTTTCGGGGACAGCTATGCTAACGATACCTATGAAGAATCTTATGTATGGACAAAACGTGTAGCTCAAAAATATAATACTGTAAATTATGCAATCGGCGGCACAGGCCCTGAATATATGATGCGTATTTTTCGTAATGCACTACAAACTACTAGTGAAGAAGATCTGAAAAATATTAACCTTATATTTTTCTTATCAGGCGACGAGCGAAAACATTTTAGTTTTACCGCACAGCCTGAAGATCAGGCAGTAATGATTGATGTAGTTTTTCGAGGAATGCTAGACAATTATATGCGAAAAAGAACTGCTCAATATAAAGATCAAAAAAAATTTTTAAACAACTTTTATAAAAAATACTATCTACACAACAATTTAGAAGACTTCCGACAGTTACAATATGTAGGTATATTAAAAGAATATAGTTCTTTCTTTAAAAAAGTTTTAGTAGTAAGTGTATTTGATGATGCACAAGACAGTTTATTATATAAAAAGTTTAGCAGTACTGTACAGGATACAGAAAAATTTACTTTTTGTAAAGGTCCTAGTTTATATAGTATAGAAAAAGATATTAACAAAGAACTACCAAATCACCTTAGTCTAACTAATCACGATTTACTATTTAATGAAATAGTAAATTGGATAGATCATGATACATCTCCTAATATCAATAATTTGAAAAAAATCGCTTGACAAGATAAATAATATCGTGTAGTATATAAGAGTGCTATACATTTTAGGCACAAGAGCAATATTAGTTGTTCTAACATAGGCATAACATATAGGAGAAAAGGCACTATGGCATCATTAGCAGAAATTCGAGCGAAACTCAAAGAACAAGAAGCAGGCGCTTCTGGCAATCGTCAATCAGGCGGTGACAACGCAATTTACCCATTTTGGAATATTCAAGAAGGCGAAACAGCAACGCTACGTTTCTTGCCAGACGGCAGCGAAACTAATGACTTTTTCTGGGCAGAACGTTTGATGATTAAACTTCCGTTCTCAGGAGTCAAGGGCGATACTAGTTCTCGTCCAGTACAAGTACAAGTACCTTGCATGGAAATGTATGGCGAGTCTTGTAATATCCTTAACGAAGTACGTGGCTGGTTCAAAGATCCAAGTCTAGAAGACATGGGTCGTAAATACTGGAAAAAACGTTCTTATATTATGCAAGGATTTGTTGTTGATAATCCGTTGAACGAAGATTCAACTCCAGAAAATCCAATTCGTCGATTTATTATTGGGCCACAAATTTTCCAAATTATTAAACAATCACTTCTTGATCCAGATATGGAAGAATTGCCAACAGATTACACTGCCGGTATTGACTTCCGTCTTAACAAAGGTTCAAAAGGTGGCTATGCAGACTATGGTACATCAAACTGGGCACGTCGCGAGCGTCCGTTAGGCGATAACGAAATGGCAGCAGTTAATGCACATGGACTATATAATCTTGGTGATTTCCTTCCTAAAAAGCCAGACGAAGTCGGCATTAAAGTGATGCAAGAAATGTTTGAAGCGTCAGTAGATGGCGAAGCGTATGACGCAGATCGTTGGAGCCAGTACTTCCGTCCAGCAGGAATGCAAGCACGTACAGGTGATCCGCAAAAAGCAGCAAGCCCACAAGCAACTGCTACAAGTCAAAGTGCTCCAGCAGCACCAGCACCTGCTCCAGCACCTGCACCAGTAGCTGAAACTACAACTGATACTGGATGGCAAGAACCTGCTACACCAGCAGCAGAACCAGCAGCAGAACCAGCAGCTGGCGGAGCGCAAGACATCCTTGCAATGATCCGAGCACGTCAAGGTTAATAGCAACTAAAATGGGTTGCGTTTTGATAATGCAACCCATATTGTATTTGGCTTTTTAGGAGAATTTAATGGCTAGTAAAACATTCGATCCAACGAAGTTCCGTAATTCGTTGACAAAATCTATTACGGGTATGAGTGCAGGATTTAACGATCCAACTGATTGGATCAGTACAGGTAACTATGCACTCAACTACTTGCTTAGTGGAGATTTTCAAAAAGGTATTCCTCTAGGCAAAGTGTCAGTATTTGCTGGTGAATCCGGTGCAGGTAAATCCTACATTGTATCAGGTAATATTGTAAAGTACGCACAAGATCAAGGTATTTTTGTTGTCCTTATTGACAGTGAAAATGCACTTGACGAAACATGGCTACAAGCATTGAAAGTAGATACAAGTGAAGACAAACTACTAAAACTTAACATGGCAATGATTGATGATGTTGCTAAAACAGTTAGTACGTTTATGGAAGACTACAAAACAATGAACGAAGAAGAACGTCCTAAAGTGCTGTTTGTAGTTGATAGTTTGGGTATGCTTATGTCACCAACTGAAATGGACCAGTTCCAAAAAGGTGACATGAAAGGTGACTTTGGTCGTAAAGCAAAGGCACTAAAGGCACTTGTTACTAACTGTGTTAATATGTTTGGTAGCTACAACGTAGGTATGTGCGTTACTAACCACACTTATGCATCACAAGATATGTTTGATCCAGATGATAAGATCTCAGGCGGTTCAGGCTTTGTGTATGCAAGTTCAATGGTTGTTGCTATGAAGAAACTTAAACTTAAAGTAGATGCAGACGGCAACAAAACATCACAAGTACATGGTATTAGAGCAGCGTGTAAAGTTATGAAAACACGCTACAACAAACCGTTTGAAAGTGTGCAGGTTGAGATCCCATATGAAACAGGCATGGATCCATATTCAGGCATGTTTGATTTGCTTGATGCAAAAGGTTTGCTAGAAAAGCAAGGCAATCGTTATAAGTTTATTATGAGTAACGGTGATGAAATCCTTGAGTTCCGCAAGCGTTGGACAGGTGACCTACTCGATAAAGTTATGGCAGATTTACCAGCTAAAGAAGCACAAGTTGCAGCCGATGCCGCAGAAGCAGATCGTCTAGCAAGAGAAGCTGAATTAGCTGAACTTGACGCCGAATTGGTAAATACCGAGGATAACTTAGTCGAGGAAACTACGGAAAATGAATGAAGAACAAATTGCTGATATTTGGATGATGTTTAAAGAATACTGTGATAAAAAACAAATCAATGTAATAGCAGAGAAATATATTGATATATTAGCAGATTATGGAATTTCCGATCAGTCTTTTAAGGAAGCAATCGGAAGTGATATTGATCTAGATAATGCAATTTCATATTACTTAGATATTGATAATGACAGTGAATATGAAGACGACGAATGGGATGAATAATGGCAGGTTGGTATAGTCGTGTAAGCCGTGATATTAGTCAAATACCTGCGGCAATTCAATACTTTGAAAATGAACTTCTGACTGCAAAACAAGAAGTTAAACTCAAGGGCAATGTTGAAAAAGCGGCAGCCGAAATGCCAGGTATTGTTGAACATCGATTTAATCAGCTTCAAGAGATTGAAGCAATTCTTGAATATCTAAACATCGAGCTACGTAGGTTACGTAGCTCGTTTTTTAAGAAATATTTAGAAAACTATCAACGTGCATTGAGCAGTCGTGACGTAGAAAAATATGTCGATGGCGAAGCAGACGTTGTTGATTATGAAAAAATTATAAATGAGTTTGCACTTATGCGTAACAAATGGTTAGGAGTCTTAAAGGCACTTGATCAAAAGCAGTGGCAGATAACTAATGTAGTAAAGTTGAGAGTAGCAGGGATGGAAGATGCCACGATTTGATATAAAAAGAGAACAATTACTTGAATTAATGCCGACTGGTAGCACATGTGCCGAACTAGGTGTTGGTAAAGGTAAATTTAGCAAAATAATTTTAGATACAGTTAAGCCAGAACTACACCATTGTGTTGATCTATGGGGACCTATTGCAACTAATGTTCAAGGTACATACTATACTGATCAAGAAACTTGGGATGAAAGATACCGAGAAATACAAGAAGAATTTAAAAATCATAATGTAAAATTTATAAGAGATATGACTTATAATCTACCTAATTATATAGAGAATGATACTCTTGATTGGGTATATGTAGATGGAGATCATACATATGACGGTTGTATGAAAGATTTGCAAGCAGTAAATAAACTTGTAAAGTCTAACGGAATGATCTTAGGACATGACTATCGACCAGCTTGGCGAAAGCGTCCAGACTGGGGAGTAGTTGAGAGTGTTAATGAATTTGTAGAAAAAAACAAGTATTTTTTAACTGTAGTTACACAAGAAACATTTCCTTCTTATCTTATTACTAAAACAGAAGAACAGAACGAAATTATCTTGCAAAAGGTAAAAGCATTATGATTGATGAAACATTTGAAAAGATGCTTTCTGAAAAAATGGAAAAATCTAATCATGGCCAGATGACTGCTGACGAGTACAGATATATTGCAAATTTTCTAGGCGATAAAAATTTTTTAGTATTCGGTACTGGACATGATACTCCTATGTGGCGGTATGCCAATCGAAACGGACACACTTTATTTTTAGAAAATAATAAAAGATGGATCGATCCTAATGATAGCGATGTTATAACTGTTACCTATACAACAAAACGAGCATATCATAAAATATTATTAGAAGAGTGGCATCAAGGAAATTTTAATAACTTAAAAATGGATTTACCAAATTCGGTAACTAATATTAAGTGGGACTGTATTTTTGTAGATGCACCTTTAGGCACTACTGATAAAAAACCTGGTAGAATGCAGAGTATATTTACTGCTTGGTCATTTGCAACAGATGTAACAGAAGTATTCGTTCATGATGTAGATAGAGAAGTTGAAGATGTGTATAGTAAAACAATGTTTTCAAATACAATTAAAGATCTTACAAAGTTAAGACATGTGCGCAAATGATTATACTATGTACAGCATCCGACGACTATATAGAAAAATATAAACCTTGTATCAATAGTCAAATTAACTATTGTAAAAAACATGATTACGAGTATAAATTAATTTCTGGAAAAAAAGAAGAGCGTAACTGGAAACGTTCTAAAATAGATGAATTAATAAATTTATTAGACACTACAACTAGTGACGTATTACTTATAGATGCAGATTGTTTAATAAAAGATGATTGTCCTAAATTAGAAATTTTTTTAAACGACAAAAGTATATACTATGCTAATGGTAAGTCCGGAAGATTAAACAGCGGAGTTTTATACTTTAAAAATACAAAAAATTCTTTAGAATTTTTAAACAATCTTAAAGAAAAATTAAAACTAAAAATTCCACGAGGTAAAGGTTATTATGTAACTAAAGAAGGCGAAAACGGACATATCATTTGGACTAAAGATGAATATGAAAAATTAAATAAAAATATTTTTCAAGAGATATCAAAAAAATGGAATTGTAGTTCGCCTGCATTAAAAGAAGAAGCATATGTATTACATTTTACAAATGATCTAAAAAAAGAGATACACAAGTATAATGCAAGTTTATGAAGTTCATAGAAAAGTTCAAAATAATATAGGCGACTACTGGTGTAACCCTAGTCGTTATTTTGAGTTTGATAATTTAACTAGTGGCGAATTAATGCATAACGATTTTCCTGTAGAAAGTCAAGCAGTCATTGCTGGAGGCGGCGGCCTCATACATAAAAAGTTTCAACTACATATCCAAAAGATTTTAGATAAGAAACCCAAAATAAGTGCTCTTTGGGCTGTAGGACATAACTTTGGAAAAAAACACGTTACTAAACAAGGCGGCGATGTATATTATCCTAATTGGATTGATAGAGTTTCACTAGTTGGAATTAGAGATTATATTCCCGGTCATTATGATACATACTTGCCTTGTGTAAGTTGTATGCATCCAGCCTTTAACAAATCCTACGAAGAAGTAAATGATATAGTATTTTATACACATGCATTTAAATCTAAGTATCAATACACTGACGGCGATCTTTGGATGAAAAATAGCGAAAAAGATTTTGACAAAGTTATTAGTTTCTTAGGAAGTGCAAAAACAATTATTACTGACAGTTATCACGGAGCCTATTGGGGACAACTTTTAGGTAAAGATGTGCGTGTTATAAGCTGGAGCGTAAAGTTTGATCATATGAAACATCCTCCAAGTTTTGCAGAGCATATAAGCTCTTGGAAAGATACTAGTACTCCTAGTTCAGCGCCTACAGACTATTTAGACGAATGCAAAGACCTTAATACAAAATTCTATAATAAATTCTTAAATCTTCTAGACTAGTTATATACGTAGATAAATATCTTTATGAATAAAGTAGTAATTGTAACAGGCGGGTTTGATCCCTTACACTCAGGTCATATCGCATATTTTAAAGCAGCACGAGAACTCGGTGATCACCTTGTAGTAGGTATTAATTCTGACGAATGGCTTACACGCAAGAAAGGCAGACCGTTTATGCCCTTTGAAGAACGAGCAGCTATTATCAAAGAACTTGCATGTGTTGATGAAGTTATAGGATTTAATGATGATGACAATAGTGCATGTAATGCAATAGGACAAGTCCTCGCTACAAAAGGTACAAGTTGGAAAGTTATATTTGCCAATGGGGGAGATCGCACATCAGAAAATATACCGGAAATGATTTATGATGAAGTAGAATTTGCATTTGGCGTAGGTGGCGAAGATAAGAAAAATTCAAGTAGTTGGATACTCAAAGAATGGAGCCAGCCTACTACAGAACGTGCATGGGGAAAATATACTATATTAGACAAAGGCAAAGGTTGGCAAGTAAAACAACTCGAGTTTTATGAAGGACATGCATTAAGCGATCAACGACATTTTAAACGTTCAGAACATTGGCATGTAGTTGATGGTGTAATCAATATGTTCTTAGAAGACAAGTCGGGTAATCAAACTACTACATTACTAACACCGGGAGATAGTATAGATATTCCAACAGGATACTGGCACAAGGCTGTAAATTTAGATACAAAACCAGCCAAAGTTGTTGAAGTGTGGCTAGGCAACGAACTAACAGAAGAAGACATAGAAAGAAGAGATTAATGAAAGTATTTGTAGGATACGATCCGAGAGAAGATATTGCTTATCAAGTATGTAAAAACAGTATTTTAAACAAGCAACCGAACGCAGATGTGCGTCCGTTGAAACAGCAAGAATTAAGAGATGCAGGATGGTATAATCGTCCTGTGGATAAACTTGCATCAACCGAATTTACATTTACAAGATTTCTTATCCCAGAACTTGCAAACTTTGAAGGCTGGGCAGTGTTTATGGATTGTGATATGATCCTTACTACAGACATTAAAGAATTATTTGATCAAGCAGACGACAAGTATGCTGTTATGTGTGTGCAACATGATTACACACCTAAAGAAGGCATGAAGATGGATGGACAAAAGCAAACAATCTATCCTCGAAAAAACTGGTCAAGTGTTATGTTGTTTAACTGCGGGCATCCTAGTAATGCTAAACTTACGCAAGACATGGTAAACGACACAGAACTTAATGGTGCTTATTTTCATAGATTCAGTTGGTTAAAAGATGAAGAGATTGGCGAACTAGATCATACATGGAACTACTTAGTAGGAGTGTATGATGATGTCGAAACACCAAAACTAATACATTACACTGAAGGCGGACCGTGGTTTGAAAATTATCGAGAATGTGAATTTCACGAGTTATGGAAAAACGAATTGAAGGACATGATGAAACTTTAATGCTTTGTTTAAGTAAAAATCTTACTGACGAATATGTTAATATGTTTGCTACTGGCGCAAATTTACCAATACAAGATTACGGAACAGACTACGGAAATCATTCTATTTTAATTAGAAGTATGGGCAAACGCAAACTAATTCAAGAGTGCTGGGACACTGGTCGTACATTCTTTTATATGGATAGCGGGTATGTAGGAAATTATAAATCTAAAACAAACCCTAATGGTTGGAAGTTTTATCATAGAATTGTAAAGAACGATGTGCAACACAATACAATAATCGATAGGCCTGACGATAGATGGAGAAAATTAAAGTATCCTATCGAAAAACGAAAATCAGGACGACATATTTTACTTGTAACACCTAGCGAAAAGCCCTGTAAATTTTATGGTATTGAAAGAAATTCCTGGGTCAAAGAAACAGTTGCAGAGATCAAAAAACACACTGACAGGCCAATTGTTATAAGAGACAAAGCACCGAGGCAGCAGCGTATTACTAAAACAATTTTTGAAGACCTAGATGATTGTCATGCTTTAGTTACGTATCAAAGTATTGCAGCACTTGAAAGTGTATTGTATGGAGTTCCAGCATTCGCACTGGCACCTACTGCGGCCGGCCCAGTTTGCGATAAAGATTTAAGTCTAATTGAAACACCGACGCATCAAGATGAAGATAAAATATACAAGTGGGCATGTCATATTGCATATGGACAATTCCATATTAACGAATTTAAAAATGGCACAGCATATAGGATTTTAAAAAATGAAATCAGTTAGAGTTTATTATGCAGGCATTCCTGCTAAGAATACTAAAAAAGAAAAACGAGATGTACTCACAAACTTTCATCTCGGTGTGCCCGACAAGCAAAGTAAAGAAATAGAAAGAGCAGTGTGGGAACCTAGTGACCTTGCAGTTATACAAGGTTGGGTACATCCTGGTAGTATCGGATCACCGCATTTGATGTTTAGAAAACATATTATCGAAAAACAAAAAATGATCGGGAAGCATACTATAGCAATTGATAGTAACTTATTTTTATATCTAGATCCAGGAAATACTCAAACATATTTAAGATTTAGTTTAGATGATGTATTTCCAACTACTGGAAATTATTTTAGAGACCGTGTTGATCCTAATAGATTAGTACAACTTAAACGTAACATAGGATTCGATCTCAAAGATTGGAGAACTAAAGGCGATCATAT